GTCTACGACTACCATCCAAAAGATGGAATAAAGTAGATTCCGAATCAAACAGGTGACAAACCTGCCTAAAGGCCGCTTCCTCTTAACGGGGGCGGCAACACGTCAATCCAAGACCCCGGCGTCTGTACCATGACCAGTCAAAATCGGTCACAGTACATTCTCCAGGACTTGGGGTTGTACGACGTGTCTTCGTGCGCGTTTCGTAACGCTTGGTGAAAGGAGCGGAAGAACTAGCCCCGTTTAGGGCGCTCCTCAGTAAAGCTACATTGTAGCCTGCAAAACCGCGGACATGATTGTCCTTAACGGCTTTGTGCATGATCTCAACCCAACTCCAGCTTTGCGTACCAATAGCAAAGCGAGCGAAAGGGCTGGACATGAACGCGTCGAGTGGCACCTCCAAAGCGGAATCGTCATTCCCCCGAAAGGGTCTGAAGAATCTTAGCGATGGAGGTATTAAGGTCATCAATTCCTCGATGACCTCATCAAGTATAGCGGATTTCTCACGCTTACGAGATGCGACGTTGCAGAACTTGAAAATAGCCTCCAGACTATCGAAGGCATAATCAAGTATCACTGGACGTACGTCCTCACCTTGGTACCAATCTGCGCCACAGGACTCTCTAAAGGGGCCTTCTGAGAAGGTCTTCTTAGAGTTTACTTTGAACCCACAAATGTTTAACAAACTAACAAGTGTGGCGAATGCTGGCTTGCGAATGAGAATATCGTCTCCATATACCAAGAATTTATCCTTGGTATTCGTGACGACGTTCGCAGCGTGGCATAAGGAAGCAAACAAAAGAGTCTCTAGTGGAAAGCAGAAGCCATTACCCATAGAAACAAACTTGTGGTAACGAAACTTGTTACCGTCAAGGTTGTAACTATGCGACCGAATGGAATCTAGCAGTTGAAACCAGTCGGGTGGCAGCAGGAAGCGACACAGTTCTATCGATATGCTATCACTAGCACTAGATAGATCTATGGTGCACCATGCATCAGAGTCACGCCAGTTAAGCGAGCCTTGGCAGGCAAGCCGCTGATTATGACCCTGATCCCCTAAATCAATACCGACGCGTTTCAAGCGGTTACGCATGAAAACGTCGATACCTTTTTGGAGATAACCGTTTAGTAAAGGCTCGACAGCGATAGTACGGTCAGTCTTCGCTGTCTTGGGCACGAACGAGATTTTGTTGTTGTCTATCATGCACGCGCGGCGATCGAAGGCACTATTAAAAGTGTCAGGATCAACGCAAATGAAGGGCTCACCACGTTTCTCGAGCTGAGATTCGAGGATATGCCAATCATTCTTCATGAAACTACGTGCATAATAGTAAGCGCCGGGAGTCACAGTCCATTTCTCGCTCAAAAGTTTTCGAGCAGAATTGGTTGCATTACCGTGTATCCCGATACTAGCGCCAGCTCCAAAGTCGCATTCCTTGAATACGTCAGAGATCTGAAGGTCTCCTAAGACGTAAGCAATCCATGACCTAGCCAAACTAAGGATAGGCTCATGGGGACTTCTCAAAGTTCTATAGAGAAGAAAACGCTTATTGACACGCTTGCATTTATGCTCGCTAGCCAAAAACGTCTTAAGTGCCGCTTCCCTGGGGCAATAAAAAACAACGCCTTGCGGATAGGGGTACTTCCTGAAGAAATTTGCGACCTGATTACACAGCCTATGCTGGGCTGGTGACCGATACTC